CTGATTAACACGCCCGATAATGTCTACGCCCGGTCGGGCTGCCGACCGTGCGGTAACCCGTGTGGCCAGTGCATTAGGAATGCGGCTAGACCAGCCAGCCCGATTCTTAGCCTCACGGAGAACGACATCAGCGGAGCGCTTCATTGTCGAGCCCATTTGCCGCCCGGCTTCGCCGGGTATATCGCGCATATCGCGAATAAGTGCCGAAAGATCACCCGACAGCGAAAGTGTCGGCATGATTCCTACTCAATCAAGATGCGAATGCATCAACAAACAATGTGAATCTGAGGGAGGCTGTAGCTCCCTCTTTGGTCTGCACTTGTTCAAAATCCGAGAAGCGGATATACGCTCGAAGAACCCCGTTGGTATTCAGCGTGGGATTGCGCTTAACTGCATCACTGACAGCGTTATACATCTCGCGTATCTCGTTACGCAGCGGCGTAAGCTCGGTGCCGCCCCACGATGCCGTGAATGTAGACCTGATTTGGTAGGTTTCACGCCAACGTCCCGAAAGTCCTTCGGGCTCAGATTCGATCGTTCCGGCATCCTGATCAGTCGAATACCCAATAACCGCATCGATCTGCATTCCGTCAATCGTGGAATGTCGCATAACCGATTGGCCGTCTGCCACTAGATCAGCGTATTTATGTAGGGCACCGGCACAGAGGATCACGTATTGATCCATGACCTCAAACATTGATGTCACGAAACACCTCCGATCATGTCCGATTCCAGTAGCTCAACCGCTCGACGCGGGATCGAGAAAGACCGTCCATAGCTGTCTTGCGGGTTGAATTCGTCCACGTGCGCCGCAGGTGGGCGACGAATGTCATTCGTTCGCTGTGTCTCCCACATATGCTGAATAATCAGCATTGCCGCCCGTGTCCGGTTGGCGGGGACAATCTCGTGACCAGCTCGGTAGGTAATCCGGTAGGTACCGGAGATTGCCTCACCGTTCGGTCCCCAGAGCTGTCCGTTAACGTCGGCCTCTACATCAGCAGGACTGTACGCCCTGCCTCGAATGACCTCGATTGACTCAATCTCAATCACCGGATTGAAATTGAGAATGACCGTTCCCGAATGCCGCTCGGTGTAACGCTGCACAGCAGAAGGACCAACATAATGATGGACAACGTTGGTAGCGGCTTGGATGTAGCCGCGTATTTCGTCGTCATCACCATTGCCGACAAGGTTAAGCTGAGCCTTGGTCTCAGCAAGAGAGACAATGAGACTCGTAGTATCGAGCTCGTAGACATCGAAAACGTCTCGGTACGCAGTCGTCGGTGTTTCGGTCGACAGTGTATAAGAATGCCGACCGGCCATAGTGGTTAGAAAGTCCCCGTAAACCCAACCGGGTTTATCGGGGACTTCAACCACATCGACCTGTTGGGTCGATCCGTCTGGGAGAGTAACCACCAAAGTGGAGCTCTGAGGATCGGTGGCGACCCCTCCGGGGTCGGCCACCCTGACCGTAATCCGGTAGATATCGCCTAGGTCAATCATGTCTAGCTCTTCCGGGGTCGACCCCGGCCACGCTTAGCCGGTTGCTCGGTTTTAACCCAACTAGTGTCAGGATCAACCCTTGCGTTCTCGGTTGAGTCTTTGATTGCGTTGGTTTCAACAGTCGGTTGTTCTTTCACCGGTTCCGCCAAGCGTCGACGGATCAATTCGGTTGCGTGTTCGTTTCCCATCTCGACAGTTTCGCCACGCTTCGGCCACGGCTTACCCGTGAGGCCATTCATGCCTGAAATGCCGATCAACATTTTGATTTTCATTGAGTCCTCCTATGTAGTTGGTGGTGTGCCGTGGCCCTAATGGGCCACGGCTAGTTATTACGCACCACCACGGAAGGTCTTCAACGCCCCGGTAACGTCCACCATCGCGCCGTCGGCGCGCATGAGGGTACGGAACGAAATCATGTCGCTGTCGAATTTGAATTCATCGGAACGCTCGAAACGCACTCCACCGACCATACGAATGAAGTACACCGAGAAGTCGCCGAAGATGATCGAGTCGGAACCGGCCGCAACGTCAGGAACGTTCAGATCGATGAGGACCGGCTTGCCAAGAATGGTGTCCGGAGCACCCGCGATAAGGCCAGGCTGCCACAGGTAATCACCGTTGCTGTTCTTCAATTTGCGAACCTGTGCAACGGTGTTGTCATTCATCATCCACTTGCAACTTGGGCTGACACGGTAGGGCTCAATGACACTGTGGAACAGGTCAATTAGCAAGTCTCCACCTTCGCCCACAACTTCCTGAGAACCAAAACCGCCACCAGCCGGACCGGTAACGCCCGGCACAGTGTCGGCCATGATTCCGCGCGGTTTGTTGGTTCCGTCACCAATAACCAGGTCTCGACCCAAAGCGTCACCAAGCGACCAACCTGCCTGCTTCGCCAGGTACGGCAGAATCGCAACACCGGAATCGTTCAGCAATTCCGGGCTGACATAGAACAGACGACCATACTTGTACGCGCCCAAATCAATCTTGGCGAAAGTCGGGTCATCCTCAGTGATCTGCGCACCCTCGGGGATAATGTCAGCCGGTCCGCCGTGCTGAGTCACCTTCGGAATTTCCAGCGCTTCACCGCTGGACGTATTCAGAATCGTTGCACCGGAGCGCATCACGGCGGAGCGTTCAGTCATGTACTCGACAAGCTGACCGTAAAAACTGGTCGGCACGGTGTCGCCACCCGCCGCCGGAGTTCCCTTAACCAACGCACGGTTAAACACATCAGTATCAGCCGCAAGGTTGAAAACCTTGCCGCTCTTACCCATAGCGAACTGTCGGAATTCCTCATCAGCAGAAATACCGCGACTGTCCTTTTCGGGCTGACGCTTAGCCGCTTCGATCTGCGCCCACGCTTCGGCGTCCGCATTGGCACGCTCTTCGTGCTCAAGCAACTCCTTGTTACGGGCATCCAACTCGTCAATGTGAGCCGACATCCGGTCATAGCTCTGCTGTTCCTCAGCCGTAAACTGTCGCTTCTCTTCGGCAGCCGTCTCGGCAAGGGTGCGCAGTTCATTAACCGCGCGCAAGCGCTCTTTATTCAGCGCCTCATTCATTGAAGACACAATAGACTCCTATGTATAGTGTCAGGAAAAATCAGGCGCTTAAGCCTGAAACTTGCCCTTGACAAGGGCAAGAGCTAGGGGACCGAACAAAGTGTTCGGTGATTCATCAGTACGCTTAAACAAGCGCTTGAGTTCGTGTCGCTCTGCGAGCGATTCCACTTCGGAAAGCTCTGCCGACTTGGCGACAGCCAAACTGCGGAGACCAACGGTCGCCGCTGAGTACGCCGGGTTGTTGACCGGCGCGACGTCATGCAAGATTAGATTATGCACTGTCCTCAGTGCTAGGTCTCTGTCCTCATCGTACGACCATTCGTCACCATCCGGCATGACCCGAAAGGCAAATGACGATTGAAAAACATCACCGCGTTTAACCAGCTCGTATACATCCTCGCGCGACTGCGGTACGTCCACATCGTAGACAAGGCCCTTGTCTGAAACAGACAGACGCAGGGTGCCCGCGTCAGAGGTGCCGAGCAATCGGTTGTCATCATGGTTGTATCGAGCGAGCACGCTCGGCCAACCCTCAGAGCGCGAATGATCGAACGCTCCGGGAGCGAGCGTTTACACCATGCCGCCGAGGTTCTTCGATTCGCTATTGAATACGGCGGCAAGACCGCCGATAGTTCGCGATTCCTCACCACCTTCACGGGTCTCAACCCGGAAAGGCGTATATCGCCGTTCGATGTCCATTATGTTTTGTCCTCTACGGATTCGCCTGTGGGCTGTGATGTGCCGTCTTGGTGCCCTGATTCGGGTTTCTGTAGGTCGTCGCCACCCGCCATAGGGGGGAATCCCTCTTCTACGCGCACCTCGTTAGGTGTCAAAAATCCTGAAAGCACGCCAACGTTGTAAGCTCGGTAACGGCTCAACAGATCAGTACGGGTAATGTCGTCGGCGTCGAAACGAAGTTCAACGTTGCCCCGCATACGGTCCGACAATGCCTCTTCGATCATCGTTAGCCAAGGGCGAACCGTGTATTTATAAAGGCTCAGACCGTCACCCATCTTGGTGTTGTAAGTGAGGCTCCCGGCTGTTTCACCGCCTACCATCTCGGGAGGAACACCAAAGATCGTCGCCATCTGAGTAGCGTTGATTTGCATGGTTTGGATGAATTGAGATTCCTCGGGACTGACCTCGATGGATTTGAATTCCCAATCGTTTCCGTACACGAGCGGCTTACGTTTCTTAATGGCCGCTCCGAGTCGGGCAGACATCTCGTTAGTCTGCTGTGGAGTAAGGGTGCGAGCAGTGTTCTTAAACGTCGCCGGAGGTGTGCCTCCGTTCTCAAACCACGTCGCACCGAACTGCGTAGCCTCAAGGCCAACACCGAGCGAACGGGCGAAGTTACTAATAGGGCTTAGCCCGATCACGCTACCCGGCTGCACAAACCAAGCTATGTGAATAATCCGATCACGAGGGATCGGCTTACCCGCAAGGAAATACTCTGGCGTATACCTGCCGTTGGCAATGTCGATGTCCTGAACGTAAACATCATCGGGGTTGAGCCATTCAAGCCGTTCCGGCTGACCCCATTTATCAAATTTCAGGACGTATCCGTAAGCGTTGCCTCGCAAACACAGCGAGGTGACAAGTTTCTTTTTCCAGCTCACTGGAGTTTCGTTGTTCGACGGGCGTTTGATGAGTTCGGGGATACCTCGCTTTACCTGCGTCAGCTCACCAGCCGGTGAAACCCGGAACGCAACGAGAGGGAGCGAACTAATCTGTTCGCTCAAGATCCTGACGCACGCGAAAAACGGAATCAACGCCAGCGCGTTAGCTTTCTCACGAGCTGACGAACTGTCACCATCCCCGCCAAAATCCCACGGTAGGTTATCGATAGCCCGTTTCAGGGCTCGGATAGGGGCCATAGCGTAATGCATGGCCCTTTTAAGGAATCGCATTACGCTGTCTCCTAAAAGCCGATTGAGTCCATCAAGTCGTAATTCGCATCTTCGATAAGATGCGCGCGGGACTCGAAAACCCACCGCGCGAGAGTCGCCGCAACGACCGGCGATATATCTACTTCGGACGTACGTCTAGCCCACGCTTGTCCCTCTCCGAGAGGTCGAGTGTGGGCACCGATGATTGAGAGGTTCAATGCCGATTGATCGATGTGACGGATAGTCTCTGAGTCCACAACAGAATCCACGAACTGTCCGAACGCTGACGCGACATCCGTAGATGTCGGTACCACGATTCGGCCCATAGCCGATTCCTGGTTTCGTTCTGCTAGCTCGAAGCCCTCTTTTTGAAGATCAAGAATCAAGCTCCCGGCTGGGCCTTTCGAGTCGACCGCGACAGCGAGGGTGTCCCACCTGTATGTGAGCTCAGACAGACGAGGTATCAGCCATCGGATACCCGGTCGGTGGTCTACGATCTCGACGTGGCCTAGACCATCCCTACGACGGCCGTAGACAGCAATGCACGCATAGTCTCGGGACGGGGTGACGTCGACGGCAAAACAGACCGGCCCGTCAATCTCAGAGTCTCTATCTGCGAGAGATTCCCAGATATCAAACGGGATGATTGCGTTATCCGTCGACTCTGGCCAGACACCGAGGCGTTCCCGACTGAAACCCTCTTCGGCCATAGCGCGTGACTCACGCGCGACGGTCGACTCTTTGATGAGGTAGCCGAGACTGGGGTTGCTTAGATACCAGTCATCTACATTGTCTAGTTCCGTACCTAGTGGAGCTCCCCAGTCAAACCAGGCAGTATCTGGCGCTTTGGCTAGCGCTCGTTTACGGAGGTCAAACAGGGGTTGGCCGGTGATCGTGTCGAGTGGTGGCGTCGACGTATACCAGATTTGCCCGTTGGGTTGGGCACTCATGACCGGCATCATCGCGTCGACGTGCTCGGGTTTGAGTTCGTAAGCCTCGTCAAGCACAATCTTGCCTCCGCTCAGACCACGCCCAGCACCTTTCGAGCGGCTGACAAAATCAAGTCGGCAGCCGTTGTTCAGGGTGATCCCCTCAGAACCCTTGGAATTTCGTTCCTCCTTGACCATCCGGGATAGGTCTTCGGATGCCTCAAACAATGCTTTGATGCGCGAGAAGGCCTCAAGACTGGTCTTGAATAGATGAGCACTATGGAGTGTCCACTTTTCCACACCAGCCGCTAGCCAATACAGCTCAGCGGCTTCTAGGACCGTTCCTTTGCCATTCTGACGGGGAACTACTAGGCCGACTTCAAAAGCCGCCCAGCTGCCGTCTGAGCGCTCCGCTAGCGCACCGCGCAACACTCGTTTCTGCCAGGGCATGAGAACGCCGCCGGTTGACTCGTAAAGCTCGACCGCCTCTTGACCGGCATCGAAATAATCAGCTTCCGGTACCAATTCGAATCTTGGGGCTTGCGAACCTTTCCGCTCGACGCTTAGAAATGTCATCGGTTACAGCCCCTTTCCTCGGTTGTGGAATCTGGTCAATCTCCAAGATGGTGTCTCGAAGCTCTTTAGTGATCGGTGCTACGGATTTCGGCTCGACACCGGCATCAAGCCGGTTAGCGAGGTAATCGCGAATCGCGACCAGCGAAGCAAGTCGATTGTTTTTCTTGACGGTCTCTGCGAGGTTCATAAATTAATTCCCAATTAATTCAGATAAATATCTGAAATATTCCGTTCAGATATTCCAACCTCGGAGAGGTTGAGAGCGAAATTAGCGAGCGATAACGTCGCTACCAGCGGTGACGGCCTTAAGGGCTCGGAGAGAAAAACGAAGCGCTCATGCGAGCGGGGTCGCGACATTGAGGCTTAAAAAACTCAAAACGGACATACCAATGAAGATCATCAATGATTACACACAGTGAGATCTATGGTCACGCTAGGTGACCCTCCACTTTGTAATCTACATTGGATGTACCCGCCCCTACCATGGGCGGGAGTGCCTGAGGGTACGGCGCACCGCGCCCGTACCTCGGGACTGATTACATTTCCGACCGCACGTTGAGCAGCCAGCAACACCGTGAGCTGGACGCATGCCGTGTGGGTCAGGTGGTTGGGATAGGTCATGTGCCAGCGGTACGAGGTGGTCAGCGTCAGTAGCCCCTGAGTGTCCACATAGATGACACACATCACCGTATAGTTTGAACATCTCTGCTCTCGCCCGTTGATACGGGCGTGAACTGCGATAGCTCCTAGCTGATGAGGCAGCCATACCTACCCACCTCCTAACCTCGGTGGTAGTGGGAGTACCAACGCCTGGCGTTGGTACGAAGGGGTAGCCAGGGGGAGCACTAACCACACAGTGGAAAGGAGGAAACACTATGGAGTGCTCAACCCCTGGCAGGGGAACGAATAAGGGACAACACCGTGCCGGACTCGAACCGGCACCTACCTAGGTAGGACCACAGGGCTACCGCCCTGTGTGAGTCAGCCATTGCACCAACGGTGCTGTCCACAGTGATGGGACAGGGGAGGCCCAATTACCCGATCAACGGAACCCTGTCCCAGTAGCTCATGCCGGATTCGAACCGGCATTCTCTTGATTGAAAGTCAAGTGAGATAACCATTACTCCAATGAGCCACGCACACCCGCTCTCGCGGGTGGCGGGATGTTGAAACTCAAAC